TCCGTACGGGTTTGTACTTGAAAACCCTTTATACCTTTATACTCAGCCATTATTATTTATCCTTTAATAGCCAACCTTGAGTAGAGTCTACGTAAACTAATGTAAAACCAGCTCTTTCAGTTGACACTGTCAAATCTGCTGCAGCACCCTGTATATTGTGTGAGTTTCTTCCAATAGTTAAATTATTTGTATCAAATGTACCTGCATAATCTATAAAAGTTATTTCATCACCAATTGTTGCTGATCCAGGTAATGTTGCTGTAAACGCTGCTGATGTTGTATTACAAAAATATCCTTCTCCTGCTACTGCAGTGAATCCTGAAGTTTTTACAGCTTGGTATGAAGTGCCACCTGATACTTCAGCAAAAGATAGTTGACCAACTGCCGTTGTACCTGAACCTGTAATACTAGCTACTTTTAAAAATCTATCTGCTGTAACATTTCCTGTTGGAAATTTAAGTGTATAACTCTGAGATGAACTATGTGGAGGTGACTGTAGTTTAATTCCGTGAGAATTAGATTCACAGTTAAGAACAAGAGTACCTGGGTTTGTATTACCACCAACAACTACTTCACCAGTTCCATTTGGTGTAGCTGTGATTGCACCATTAGCACCATCTGTAATTGTAATTGTACCTGAGTTTGTGCCACCATTTGTATCTAAAGTTAAATCATAAGCACCACTTGACGTAAGAGTTGCTGTTGCAGCTCCTGTACCAATTTGTACTTCACCAGTTCCTTTTGGTTTTAACTCTAAATTAATATTAGAATCATCTCCAACTGCACCAATCTCTGGTCCTGATCCTGTTGCAGCATTTGTTATATCAATGTGGTTGACTGCAGATCCAGTTGTTTCAAAAATTAATTGTTCGTTTCCATTTTCATCTCTGATACCGTGAGCATCATCGAAGTCTATCATAAAAGAGTTAGTATCTAAATTACCACCTAATTGTGGGGATGTGTCATCCACGAGATCACTTGCTAGTGATATTGTAGAAATATTTGGATTAGTACCATCATCTGCTTTTGCATATGCAATTACAGTCTTACCATTTGTAACTGTAGCAGAAGTACCTGTACCTGTTGCATATTTAAATACAACATTTTGAGATCCAGAAGTTGCATTTTTTAAGAAATAAAAGTTTTGTACATCTAAAGGTATTGTAACATTTCTAGATGCTGTAAGTGATCCTGTAAATTCTATAATTCTATGAGAAAGAGTAGCTCCTGTTGATCCATCAGATACAGTAAGCGCTGTATCTGCACCATCAGTTACCGCTTGTGTTGTATAACCTCCAGATATCTGTTCGACAATCTGTAAGTTTGTATTAGTTTTTGTTCCCCATGTTCCGGCATTTTCACCGGTTGCTTGAAGTTCTACACCTAAAGGTGTGTATGTTGATGCCATAAAAAATTCTCCTACGCTGCTACATCGTTATAACTTGTATTTGATCCAGTTGCAACATTCGAATATGAAGAATTCGAACCCGTTGAAATATTACTATACGATGTATTAGAACCAGTGTCAACATCGCCATAAGCAAATATGTCTACAGTTCCTACACTAAACGTTGAAGATAGTCCAGTTAATCCTACCGTAATATCTGTTAGTGAAATTGTTCCTAAACTAGCACTAAATGATAGTCCTGTTAATCCTAAACCTTCTTCTACAGTTAAAGATCCTACACTAGATGTTATTGTTTGAGCTGTAGGTTGAATTAATGCTCCTCCTAATCCAACAATAGAACCCAATGTTGAAGTCATTGATAGTCCAGATATTTGAACTGTATCGTTAGGAATAACTACAGAACCTAAAGTAAATGTTGCTTCAATACCTGTTAAGTCTGCTTCTTGTGAAGAAGTTCCAGTTGCAGTGCCTTGTGTTAAAGTTATTTCTTGACCAGAAACAATTACTGTATCGTTTGGAGCAAATGCTGTACCTTGAGATAAAGTTAAATCAAGACCTGTCATTCCAACAGTCATATCAGCTACGACTGGTGTGCCTAAAACAGATGTAATTTCTTGGCCTGTTAGACCCATAGTTACATCGTTAACTGTTAAAGAACCTACAGATGCAGAAAAAGATACACCATCTATATTAACAGGAACAAAAGCTTCTCCCTGTGATAATGTTATTTCAAAACTTGTAGGTGTTATTACTTGATCAGGAACATCAACTGTACCAATGCTAGTTGTAAGTTGTATACCTGTTAAAGAAACTGAAACTGTTTGATCAGAAAGATCGCCCCAGCCGCCATCGCCGCTCCATTGTTGGGCACCCCATCCTGTTTTTAAAGTTGTAGATTGGTTCCAATTAGCCTGTCCCCAGGTGAATCGTCCCCATCCTGAAGTTGTCGACATGGTCGACCTCCTATGCTAATCTGATTATTGCTGCTGTCGCGTCGTTTGTAGGAAACTCAATTTTAAAAGTTCCATTACTTGCTGTTTTGTCACCACCGAAAGCAATAATCGCTACAGAATCTGTTGTACCTGTGCTTGTTCCTGTAGTTGTATTATAAATCATTGCACCGTTTGCAGTAAAAGAAGCTGAAGTGTATGTAACATCACTAAAATCTGTGAATGCTGTAGTTCCTGTTAAACCAACTCCTGATCTTGTAAGAGTTGCACCTCCAGCTGTATAAGCTGTTCCTGATGTGTTTGTAATTTCTTCTGAAGTTGAATAATCTGTTGTTGCTGCACCCAAAGAAGCATCACTATCAAACAATGCTAATTTAAAAGTATCACCACCTGATGATGCAAAATTGTGTTTACCTTGTAAAAGTTCTTGTTTAAAACTTGAACATATTGCCGATGTTATTGCCATAATTTATCTCCTACGGGTTTGCTGAGTTTACTGGTATTCTAACTGCTCCGTCTGTGTAGTCGTCTCTTCGTCTTCTACCAACTTGCTCGTTAGCAAACTTCTGTACCTCTTGTTTATACTTATTTTCATATAGTGTCAACATGTCTATAGGACCTTTTAAAAAACCATAAGTTTCTGACAGACAACAATATAATAGTCCATTAGGAAAATTAAGACTAATATAATTAGTTTGATTGCTAGACTCTAAAGTGTCTGGCATTTTATTATAATGAACTCTAAATTTATAGGTGGTATTTGGCACTGGTGAAAAAGCTATTCTTCCAGATGTAGTATCTGTATTACCCGTTCCACCACCATACATAGCGTAATATTTAGGTTTACCTTGAGCTTCAGATGTTCCTGTTACATCTTGATATTCCTGCAAGTAGGTATAATCTTTTTTCTCTAACCAAACATTAGCTCCAGTAATCACAGAACTTGAATCATAAACCTGTATACCTCTAATAAATAAGGCTCCTGCAGGAGCATTGATAGACTCTTGGCCAGCAACTAAATTACCTGTTTGCTGTCTTCTCTCTGCATCAATAGGTACATCTCTAAATATTCTATATTGTGAGTTTAAAATTATATTTTCTAAAACAGCAGTTGTTAAAACATTAGAATCTGTTTCTGTGTAGCTTCTAATATTTGTAACTAAATCATTATAACTTAATCCAGCCATTATTATCCCTTATGTTTTTTTAAAATTTTTTGTTGCTTAGCTGTTAACTCAACAACTTCTTTTTGTCTTGTAGGTTTAAATATACCTTTGATCCAATTTAAAATTTTTTTAATCATCCTTCAATAGTAATAGGCCCAACGGAACAACCGTAGCCTCCTCCTTTTATACCACCAGTTGTAGCAGTATCTGAGTTAACTGTAAAGAAGAAGAAATTTGAAACTAAAAAGTCAGTTGTACCTCTTCCTGGATTTCCGTCTCCTGTATCAGGAATATATTTTCCTGTTGTAACAGCATATCCTGAACCTTGTCCTATTTGTGCACCTGTTATTCCATCAAAGTTAGGAATTGTTGCATAAGCAAAAACAGGATTACCAGCTGCACCACCATTTGGATTATAGGGTGTACCTGTACCAGGTGATATTGTAGGTGGTCCTCTAAATAAATATGTTGTTCCATTTGTTAAACCATGTCCAGGTGAATAGACATTTATAATTCCAGAACCCGCAGCATAAGTTTCAAAACCATTCTCTGCTATTAAAACAGTTGTAACTGGTTCTGTTCTATCACTTCTTACATTTCTTAAAGCAATACCATCTGCAGAAAGAGGTTTTGGTTCTAGCTGTGGCTGCTTTGGTTCAAATTCAGAAACATGTACAAACGCACCATTCCATTCTCTAACCATTTCTCTGTATGGAAACTCCATACCAGATCGATCAGAAATTGCTTTTGCATGTTTTCCTGTTGCGTATTTTGCCATTATGTTCCTGGGTAATAAGCTTTTGGTGTAATATATGTACTAGAAGCCGAACCATCTTCTGCAAGAGCTCTTTGTAATTCATCTTCATAATATAATTTCATTTGTTGAACTAATTGTGGTTGAAATTTTTGTGCCAGATAAAAAGCTAAACCTGCAACCATACAAGGTACAAATCTAAATGGTACATCAGATGCATTTGTATAATCTCCTGCATCTTGAATTCTTTTTATATAATAGAAATGCATATCTTTAGATGCATTTGTAGAATCAGGTGTTGGATAAATACTAATACTAACATGGTCAATAAATCTTTGTACCCAATATTGATTAGGAGTTCCTTTAGATAACTTATTAGAAAAACCTGCATAAGAAGATCTATCTACTTTTGTCATCGGACTATCTGATTGAGTTGTTTGAGTTCTATTAGATCTTAATTGTGCTTCAAGGACATCGGACATTCCATAAATACCATTTGGATTTGATGTAGCACTTGTGCCATCATCACTTGATCTAAAAAATTTATATTCAGCTTGTCCTTCAACTAAATCAAGATCAAGTTCATCTATTTCCCAATAATGAATACCTCTATTACCCCATTCTTGAAATAAGATATTAAGAGATCGTCTTGCAGATTTAAGTTGATAGCCTGCAACGTTCTGTAATCCAATACGTTCAAATGCGTCTTCTACTATTTCATCAATAGCAAAAGTTTTATCGAACGTTGTAGTGCCCGAGGTAGTATTAGCCATTTAACCTCCTAGCCAGTATATCCAATAGTAACTGATGTTGTATTGGTTAAATCTAAATATATTCCAGTTCTACATCTAATACCACTTCCTGGTACATAAATGTCTAACCCTTCAGTTCCACAATTACCTTCGAATACTAAAGCTCCAGAATTATCAGTTCCATCATAAAGTTTGATGTTACTGTTAGCTACGCCTTCAACTTGAATATAAGTTATTCTAGCTGGTCCAATAAATGAACCTGAAGCGTCTGTTGCTTTACCAAATCTACCGTCAGAAGTTCTGCATGAAAACTGTTGATCTGATGTTGCCATATTTGTTTCTCCTTAAAATTAATATGTGGGGCCGAAGCCCCACATTAATTATTTATTACGCGTCTGCGTATGGTGTTACTATTGTACCTGATCCAATCAATAAAGAATTGTGAACCATGTATGTAGCAGTATCAATCGCTGTGAAAGATATAACGCTACCAACGATTCCACCTTTTGTAGAACCATTCATAGTTATAACATCATTAGTTGCGCCTGGAACGAAAGCTTTTTTCGAACCGTCATCAACACCAATCATGATAGCACCTTTAAATTTATCAGTACCATCAGTTAAGATGTCCATATCAGTTGCAGCTGTTTCAACAAAAAATGTAAAAGTTGCACCGATGTTGTTTAGATTGTTAAAGTCATTATCACCTGCTGATGCGCCATTTGCATTTACATTGATTGAAGGTAAAGTAAATTTACCGTCAGCATCATTGCAAAGTAAAATTCTACCCGCATGTGCAGCAACTGTTAATGTTGTGTCAGCTGTTAAGCTAACAGTCATACCAGGACCTGTACTTGTAAAGCCATTTTTAGAAATGACCGGTCCTGAAAACGTAGTGTTTGCCATAGTATTATCCTCCTAGTTATTTGAACATCGTCTCTAGGCCGTCGACTATACGCGTCGATGTTCAATTTAATGTATAGTGTGCTTTTTATATACTAGATTTAAGTAGAGTGCAAGAGAGCCTGTAATGTGGAGTGGATTTATTCCAACGATGTAGCTTTTGATTAAGTAGCTACAGAAACTTGTGGAGCTGCACCTTCGACAGTATTTTGTCTGTGAGCAATAGCTGCTTCTTCCAGCTTGATCTTTGTGATAACTTCTCTAACTTTGTCATCAATCCGGACCATTTCAAGAGTATATCTACCATTGTCAATATGCTCCTGTTCCCACTTCAACTCCAAGGACCTTTTTGCTTTGTATAGGTCTTGTATCATTAACAACCTCCTCATAGGTTATTCTATTCAACGGACCAAACATTCCCGTTTTTTCCCAAACTATACTATTTTCTCCAAGTTTGTCAAGGATTGATTGTTCCAGTGAATTCGGATCATCTGCTGACTCTACTTCAAATTTTGAGTAGTGGCCGTACGCATTTATTGTAACTAAGAATTTTTTCATAAGTCTCACCTTTTGTCTTGTAAATGAGGCGGAACTATGTCCGCCTCATAAATTACTTATTACGCTGCTCCTGATACTCCGAAGATACCTCTAGGGTCTGATACGCCGAAGCTGTATCTTTCTCTAGCTTTGTATCTAACGTTTCCAGTATCGAAGTCGCCTTCCATTGCAGTTGTCAATGGAGCTCTTGTGAACATTTTCATACCATTTGGTACGTCTGTAAGGATAAAGAACGCATCTGTATCAGTTAGGTAGTTGTTCACTCTATAACCTTGAGGAACCATACCCATAGATACGATTGCATTAATATCGTTATCAGCTGTTCCAGTTCTACCTTGAGATTTCATTAATCTCTCAGCTGTAAACTGAAGCTCAGAAGGAATGATCATTTTCAATCCTCTTGCTGCAACTCTTAGACCTCTTTCGTCAGTCATTTGACCGATGTCGATCAAAGATTGCTCTAACGAAGTTTCGTTAAGATCTGCTTGTGTAGTCAGAGTATTTTGGAAAGACCCTGATACAGTCGAGTGTGATGTACTAAATAAATTAGCACCGTCACCAGAAGTGAAACCACCACCGAAACCATTAATTAATGGTTCAACAGCTTTTACTTGTTTCGCATTCGACATAGATCTTGCTAAAGCTTTTGTATATCTAGACGCAAGTCTGTCATACAAATTGTCCTCAATCGCTTCTTCAGTGATTGCGAACGCTAAAGCTACTGTCTCGTGAGTGTAACGAGCTGTGAAAGTTTCTTGTGCTTCATCGAATGATACACCTGAACCTTCACCTTTTACTTGTGCGTTTCCGAAACCAGATAACATTACTTCTTCTTCAAAAGCTCTGTCACTGTTTTCAGCAGTATAAATTTCAGCATGCTGATTTTCATACCTTTTATATTCCAAGCCGAACAGTGCGTTCAAACCTGGCTCTAGTTCTTTAACTAGTTGTGATCGTGATATTGCCATTTTTGTTCTCCTATTCTAGCTTTACGATTGTAGCTCAATTAGATTAGCAACTACTACTACTGAAGCGAAAGCTGCAGTAATATCTTCATTTTCAGGATCTTCAGCAGATCTTAAAAGTCTCCATGAAGCTGCATCTGCACTTGTGTCACCTATATCTAATGTCGCTGAAGACTTACCAGTGGTATCGCTACCAGCAGTAGTATTCATGTCATAAGTTTCTAGGAAACCAGATTGTGCTACAGCAGCATCAGTTGCTACTACGTATTGTTGTTGAGGGTTATCGAATACAAAAGCATCCGTGTCTTCACTGTTAGCTGGCGTGATTGTTGCAATGTAAGCATTCGCAAACGTCGGCTTTAAAGTTGTAGCCGCGTTGTAGAATATTCCATTCAATACGCCAAGAATCGGAGTGTCAGTTCCCTGACCTTCGACAATGTAACCAGCAGCAGAAGCAACGGCACCACCATTGTATATAGTAGTTCCATAACCAGCATCGATTTTGTATTTACCTTGCCCAGAAGTCGCTGGAGTTGATCCAAGCGTTCCTGCAGCAACTAAACCAAAACCTTGTGTGTTTCTATTTGCCATAGTTGTTTCTCCTTATGTACCTGCCCCGAAGGGCCTCCAGTACGGTTTATATAAATTCAGTGATTGAAAAATTACTTTTTCGTACCACCGAAGGTTACACGAGACTGCCTTTCAACATTGATCGGCATCCTCTTATCCTGCTCCCTCATAAGATCGTTGTTTACAGCATCGCTACGTTCTTGATGTCTATTCAACATGTAGTCGTTTCGTTGCTTAACTATCTCTTCGGGTACCTTCGCAAGGAGAAGGCCGCCTACCCCAATCACTCCCTTGTATTTGCCCTCATCGAGGACTGGATAATCGCTTGCGTTTTCGACTTCTTCGGCACGAACTAATTCATAACCTTCTCTTAATTTTCCAGTTATGTTTTTCGTATCTTGAAATCCTACGACTTCAGCTCTAATCCATCTATACCTGAATCCATCAGGCGCAGGGGGTGCATCTAGAGAAGATGGTGGAACCCACACTTTAGGTCTCTCAGATTTTGACCGTGTTTGGCTCGCACGAGAAGTATTTTTTTCGTCTTTTGTCATGTTACGCTCCTTCCGTGTTTTTTAATTGTTTTGCGTATTCTTCGAGTGGCACACCTAATTTTTTAGCTATTGCTACCTGTGATGATGTGAGTCTCACAGTTTTGCGACCAGGCTTTACGCTTCTTTGTGCTGAAGCGACCGTCTGAACGGGAGCTGTCGTATTTGTTTTAGTATTACCAAATTTATGCGGAAAGTCAACTCTAATACGTTTGTCAACTTCAGCATAATACTCGTCAGAACTAGGATCATACCCTTCTTTTTCAGTAAGATCCTTATGTATCTCAAATGCAGTGTAAGTCATTGCTCTATCAGATCCAAACCATGAGTTTTTTGAGGCCCATGCTTCAGCTCTTGGATCCGGATTAATCGGATCATCTCTTTGAGGAATGTTTACATTATTTGCTTGAGAGAGTTGTACAGGCTTCTCTTCCTGTTTTGTTTGTCTACCCTCTTTTGCAGCTTCTAATTTTGCATTCTCAAATGCGAGTTGTGCAATTCTTTTATTGGCTGCAACTTGAGCTTCTGCATTACCAGATTCAATTGCTGCAGCTAATTCTTTTTGTGCAGACTCTAAACCTGACGATATAGTTGTCTCAAATTTTTTAATGTAATCAGAATCCGTCTTCTCAAAACGTTTTTCTAATACTTGTCTTTTTTGTTCTACAGCTTGTGCATACTCAACAGCAGCTTGTTCTCTTCTCTCTGCTTCTCTCATCTTACGAGTTAATTTCGCAATACGAGCTTGTACACCTTTACTATAGTCTTCTAACTCACCATCATCTTTTTTTTCTTCTAACTTTGTTTCTCGTTCGTTTTCAAATGATTTATCTGTTCCTTGTTCTTTGTTTTCTTCCGGCTGTTCAATTACAGCTTCGTCTTTTGCTTCTTCGATATCTATTGTAGCATCAGGTCCTGATGTATCAATGGGTACCATTTTTTTATCTTCTTCTGGCATAGTTACTCCTTCCTATGTTTAGAACTCATGCAAGATGTCCTCTGGACTATCAATTGTTGCTAAAACTTCATCGTCGTTTAGCAGACGCATTTCCCCACCATCTATTTTGATTCGACTACCTGCATATCGTGCAAACATAATCCAATCTTTCTCCTTGCACCACGGACCTTCCGGATACCTCTCTTTATCCTTATAACATTGAGATCCCATGGCCATAACTAAACCAACTTGAGAAGCAACTTGTTGTTTCTCTAGTGTAGTTTCAGCTAATACTAATCCACCTTTAGTTTTTTCTTTCATCTTGAAAGGTAAAACTAAAAGTCTCCAGCCTGTTGGCTTTGGTAATTTTGGTTCTTTTTCTTTTTTCTCTGATTTTTTTACACCAATAAGATCATTGTTTGGTGTTAATATCGATGACTGTTCCTTTTCCATTTCGCTCCTTTTCTTCTAGCAGGTTAGAGATTTCCTGTAGTGTTGCCTCGTAGGCGTTTATTTGTCCTATTATATACTTATAATTTTCCATACTGTCAACCCCACCGGATGTAACTGACATGGATAAATTATCTATTCTACTTTTTAAAAATCTAAGTAGTTTGTTTACGACTGTTTCTAATTGCATTTAACATTTCCATCTTCTGCGAGCCTGTCTAAGTCTTGAATTAGGATCTTTTGCAGCCTTTGGAAATTTCTTCATTTGGCCTGCGCTTCTTGCACAGTACGACTTACGTCGATTTGCAGCTTTAGATCCTGGTTTGACTTTTCCAGTCACCGCTGTTTTTAATTTAGAACCGGGATTTGCTCTTCTGTAGGCAGCGACACCGGCTCGTGTCATACCTGCTCCAGACTTTGTAGATCTGAAATTTTTTTTATTTCTTGCGGGCATTTTATCTTGTCTTCTCATTATGCAAATGTTTTTACGTTAGTTGGTTTACCACCCGGATTACCTGCTGCTCGTTTTCGTTTGACAGCACTCGCCTTTTGTGAGCTTGTCATTCGTGTGGCTTTTGCAAGTGGGACGCATTTCGGATACTTTCGTTTCGATCCTTTGCTCCTCCCGCATGGTTGATATTTTCCGTCTTTCTTCGGTGCTCCTATGTCCACCCATTTGTCCGCTACCCATTGACGTAGTCCTCCCTTTGAGTAGTAAGCTCTCACTACGAATTCTTTCCGTAAGCTCTTCCTTTGCCTTTCATGGCTAACTTACAGCCTCTTCCACCAGATTTATACATAGCTCTTCCACCTTTAGCTAAAGGTATCATTTCTTTTTGTTCTCCAGGTTTTCTTTTTTTCATTTCTGGTGGTTTTGGTTTATCTTTTATAGAAAAAAATTGTCGTTTATCTTTTTGTTTTTTGGGTAAAATATCTTTTTTATCATCTTTAGCTCTATTACTAAGAACACCCTTAACTGGACCAGCAATTTTTCTGCTTGATACAACTGGAAGATTAGTTTCTTTATCTCTCATACCTTTATTGAGAAGATTTAATTTTTCTAATTCTTTTATTTGTTCACCAGTTAAATTGTCAGGATTAGTTCTGTTGGCCATTATACTTGTCCTCCTGTTAAATATTTCATTCTAGTCATATCTATCATTCCACCACCCATAGCTTTTTTTCTTCCGCCTGGTTTGATTTTACCTGAACATACTCCAGATGCATACATGTTAGCGTATGCTGATGGATACACTTTAAATTTTCGCTTCGCTGCGGCTTTACCTTTTGGACACAATTTTGCCATTATGCTCTTCCCCCGCTTTTCATATAACCCATATTGTTTCTAACTTTTCTTGGAAGTTTTGCTAATCCTTTTTGTTTTTTTGGATCTACAGGTTTTAAATTTTTACCTTTTGGTGAAAATGTTTCTTTTATCTTTTCAACATTTGTTTTCTTTTTCATAGTGTCTCCACCAAATCTTCTACCGATTCTGCCACCATCAGCTTTTTTTTCGTATTTCTTAAAAATTCTATCTATTTTTTGAGAACCTTCTTTTTTAAATTTACCTTTTTGAACGGTTGATAAATTAGATCCTTTTTCATCTACGCCTTTAAATAATTTTTGTTTTGCATCAAACTTTTGTTTTAAATTTTTAGCTGGTCTAACTCCACCAATAGTTGCAACTTTACCTTGGTCTTGTGGACCTTTAAATACTTTTGAAAAACCACTAAAAAATAATTTTTTAGCACCTACGAATTTACTACTCATTTTTTTCCTCCGTTTCTAAAAATTTGTGTACCCTTTATACCATAAATACTCGCCACGACAAGGATCCATAAATTTGTGAACCATGACGGGAGCTGCGAGAACATATCGAAGAATAATTTTACTTTGTCCATCGCTGTCGGGTCGTCCGATATGACTGCCCAAGCGAGCACCAACACGGGCAACGACAAAATTATCAAAACTGCCTCGTCTTTCCAATCTGATTGTCTAGCTTCTAGCAATTTTCCCTGGTAAGCTTCGTCACCTCGGGCCATCTTTTCAGCATGCATTAATTGTGCATCTGACATTGCCATTTTCGTTCTCTGCTTGTTAGCATAAATCTTACTTCCAGCAGAAACGGCTAATTTAATTGCCGATAACCACATGATTTAGTACCAAGTAGCTTCTTTTTTCTTTTCAGCTAACATTCTTTTAGTTCCTCTAACTTTTTCCTTGTCTCCTGTAGGAATATAGTTGAAAGCACCATCAGCTGTAGTCTTAGATCTTGGATCTACCTCTACATTCTGTTCTGGAATGTCTATTTGCTTTGATTTTTTATAGTTTATCATAATATTATCTCCTTAACATTAATTATCGTCCATTACAATAGCTGCTTGATCAATTCCTGACTTTGCAAGACTAACTCCAGCTCGTAATTTTGCTAAATCTTCATTCTGATCTAGTTTATCTTCAGCTAAATCTTGCGCTTGCATTAATTTTGCTCTTGCAAGGTCTTCATCAGCCTTATCAGCGTTCTTTTTACGCTCATTTTCCATCGCACGCAAGTCAACTTCACGTGATTTTAGTTTTAAAAGAGGGTCATTGTCAAATTGTGACGTAATTTCTTTCTCTTCCTTCATATATTCTTCTGTCATCTCTGCAATTAAGATAGCTTTTCTTGATTCAACCTGATTTGTTAATGCTTGAAGCTGTGCTTGTACTTGAGGATTCATAGCCGCTTGTTGTTGCATCATCATCATCTGTTGCATTTGCTCTCTAAACTCTAATTGTACCTGTTCTTGTGCCATTAAACTAATATGTTCTAAAATATTTTTTTGTATTGCAGCCATAATCATAGGATTATTTCTAACCATGTTAGTTGACATAAAGTTTAAGTGAGCTGTGATGTGTGCTCTGTGATCTTGACCAGGAAAAGCTTGAAAAGATTTTCCTCCCATTGCATTAATGTGTTCCATACTTGGGTCCATCGGCGCTGTTGGCGCTGGTGGTGGTAGAACTGCATCAACATCTTTAACACCAATCGCATTGTACATGTTTCTATAGATTTGATACATATTATGTAATTGTGGATTCGATGTTGCAATTTGTAATTGTGTCTGAGCTAATGTTATTCTTTGAGACATTGAAAAAATATTAGGATCAGCTACAGGAATTACATCTACTCTGTCATCAAAATCTGTTTGTTTTATATTTCTTTGTCCACCTACAACATCGTATGGATATTCTGGTGGTAAATATTGAGCAACCACTTTTGATAATAATTTAAATTCATTTTTCATCGCTGCATAACATCTCTTATGTATTGCAGACATTACTCTTGAACCACGTTCTAATAATGCAATTGTAGTTCCAACTGCAGCACCTTGGTTTCCATCGCCCACTTGCATGTCAGCAATAGCCGCGAATCTTTGACCAGCGTTAACAACGATACCTAATAAATTTAATAATGTTTGAGAAGGTTCCTTGTATGGTAATGGAAAGAATGCATCTCTTAAATTACCACCTGGTGCATCAACATCTTTAAACTCACCTGGTTGAATTGGTGATGCTTCATCTCTAACTCTTACACCTCTTTGTTTAAATCCTGCAGGTAAGTTAGATAGTGTACCCGCATCTAGTAATTGACGGAGAGCAGAAGTTGCAGTTCTGCTCAATCCGCCAATCATGTGAATGAGTCCAAAGCCATAAAATCCTAGTCCTGGCAGAAATTTGAAGTGGACAAAATATTGGATCTTACGTTTCTTTAGATCATCGGGCGCATAGTTTCGTCTTATAGACAAAACTTTCCTATTACCTTCTTCAACAGTTACGAGGTAAGGTAATTTTATTCCAGTCGGTTCTCCATCTGCTCCGACTTCTTCGAAACCTTCTAAATCTAAATTAACGTGACACTCTAACAAAGTATACACTGGTTCGTTCTTACCTGTTTTCTTTGTGCCATCTAGCTCACGTTCTTTTTTTGCAAGTTCATCATTTGAATCTGTACCTGGCGGGCCTAACTCTACATCTCTGTAGAAACCATTAACTTGTTGTTTTCTTAATTCGTTCTCTGAAATTTTTACTTTATGAATAATCGCTTCCGCATCATCTAATGAGGTAGCTGTATACGGAACGATTAATTCATCTGCTGGAACAAACTTAGATACAGCTCGTCCCATATTTACATCATAGTAAACTTTTTTAAATGTTGAACCTGCTAATGGTAAATGAAATAACATAGAATCAAACTCTGCTTCATATTCTTTCATTTGATCCATAATTAAATAATTCATAAAATCCTTAACACGATTTGATTGTTGTTCTGTTCCAGGATTTTTTACACCTATGACTTGTGTTCTTACGGGTCCATCGGCTGGTAATAATTCTTTGTAAGCCTGTGCTTGAAACTGTGTAACTGCTTCTGCAAGAACTGGGTGAGTTGCACCACTAGCTCCTTGGAAAGGTTCAGTTCTGTTTTCATATTTAAATCCTAAAAGATCTAATCCTGATACATAAGACTGCTCCCATTCTTTTCTTGAAGCTTTGTAGTCCATATAATTTTGAGTCATCTCATTACCGATTGGTTCTAAAACATCATCTGGTAAAAGTTCTGCTAAATTATCAAAGTGTGATTCTGTTCCAGGGATATTTACTGCACCTGGTTCGTAGTCTAAAGTTACACCACCGTCTTCTTCTGGGATAACTTCGATTGGTCCTTTTTCTTCTACTGGTTCCTGAACGGCAACTTCTTGTATTTCTTCTTCTGAAGGAATCTCAAGTTTGTTTCTAGTGTTCGGGAGTCCTTTGTCTATTTCTGCCATATATTACTCCTAGTAGTTTCTAACACGGTTTTTAAGGGATAGCAACCCTTGTGGATTAGGTCCTGATTCTGGTGCCACACCTGATGATACACCAGCTAATTTAGCTATACCACCACCTGCAAATAAACCAGGATTTTCATATTGTAAGTTTTCAATGTCTGCTGATGTTATTGGTTTATCGTAAGTAAAACCTCTTTCTTTGTTATACAAAAATAATTCTCTTGGATCCATTTCTTTTAAATATCTAGCTTCTCTTTCACGATCTGATTCTAATGGCTCATATTGAGGAAGACCTATTTTAGATGCAAATGGTATTACTCTACCTTGTAGTATATTTTTAGCTCCCTGTGTTAAAGAATCAAAAGTCTGGTAAAAATTTTCTCCTACGCTACCAGCTGCAGTGTCTACTTGTCTTTTTTGTGTATCAAAAGCTTTTTGTTTTTCTCTTTTTAATTTTTCTAAAGCAGTATCTCGCATATTATAAAAAGGTTTTTCAAATTGTTCTTGTGTAATATTTTCTCTTCCCTCTTTCATTATAAGAGGTGAAGCACCAACAGTATTCATTACATTATCTGAAATATTATTAGCTAATAAAGAATATTTATTTTGTGTTTCTTTTGTATATCTATCAAAATTTTTCTTAAGATCTTCTGCTCTTTTTTCATCTCCTATTTCAAGTAATTGCATGTAATTTTTTTCATAGTTAGCATTATTTTGATTAAAACTTTTTGATAAAAGATTAAGTTGATAAGCAGCGTCAAAAGAACTTGAATCTATGTTCATAGATTCTGCCACCTTTTTTAGTTCTTCCATGTAAGCTTTGTTTTCATAAGCCCCTAGTGTTCCACTTTCTAATGCCCCAGCTGCAGCCTCTTTTTCAGATTGTCCTTTTGACATTCTGTTTCTTTTATCAAGTTGATAAAATAAAACCTCTGGTAATATAAAACCACCAGCACCACTAATTAATTTTCTAGCACCTGGACTTAATCTTTTAAACATTGAAGGCACATCTAAAGCTCCAAATGTTGGAGCTTCAGAAACTAGTTTTCTTATTTCACTTCTTTTTATATCTCGAAGTGGAATACCTATTTTTTTTTGACCTATAGATTTTTTATAATCTGAACTAATTCTTTCTATATCAAACACTTGATTACCTTTAGCATCAAACTCTCCTAATACTGGTGTAATTTTATTAAAACCAATTAATCCCTCATACTTTTTTGGTAATTTTTTTTTAGCTTTTTTAACAATGTCAGCTAGTTCTTTATTTATTTCGTCCATTCTTTTTAAAGAACCCTCTTTAGAAAAATCTAAAGCATACGCCTCATTAACCAATGCATTCATTGGTTTGTCAAATTCTGATAAATTTGAATTCATTTTATTACTAATGATTGCTATGTCGCTATCTGTTACATCTGCTTTCCCTGCAAGAGGTAGCATATGATGCGCTGTATATCCTTTTGGTGCACCAAAATCGATTATTCTACCTTGTAGATCTTTTTCAAACTGTCTTCTAATGTCTTTAGAAAGATAATCTTTTTTAGGGTCACGTGGTTTAATATTTTTAGGGTTTGCCTTTCTAAAATCATCTCTAATTTTTTTGGCTTTATCTAACGAAGTTATTTCTTGAAACTCTTTTCCTTTCGTAAGAGTTTTTTGCACACTATTCACATTTTTTCTTATACGAACATGATATCGTTTAAATTTTTCTCCAGTTTGTTTATCTTGATACTCTGTGTAAGTTATATTTTTCTCACCTGGAACATATTTAAATTTAGGCGAATCACTAATTGGTTTATTCTTTTCTTTAGCATTTTCTATACGAGTTAAATTTATATAATCTAAATCAACTCTTTCACCTTTGTTAAAAGGTATACGTCCACCACCTGCTTTTTCTGTTCTTGGATTATCTCTACTAAATCTATTTATAGCTTCTATCTCTTCAACGTTTTGTGTTTTTGGTGGGATAGGTGCTTTGCTTGCAGGAAAGACATCAGGAAGATCTGGCTTAGTTTTCTTTGCCCGAGTCAGATACTTCATCATCTGTGCGTATTTTAACGGGTTCATTATTCCCCTAACATTCTAGCGATGCCGCCTGATGCGTAGTCATAATCTTTTGTATCAATATCTGGACCACGATCTGCTGCATACTCTGCAGGCTTTTTTTCTGCAAATTTAACCATGTCTTTTCTTTTTTTAGACTCTACAATTTGTTTCATTGTGGGTCCTTCACCAGTGGCATAACTCTTGATCTTACCTAGATCAGATGTAAGATCTTTCATTTTGTCTACAGTATTTTCTGTAAACTCTGTTGTATAATCATCAGGACCATCCATATAATTTCTCATGTCATTTTCTGTAAATGAAAACTCATCGGGAGGTGTGCCTTTTGTAGTTTCATCAGCCTGACCTTTTTTAAACATCATTTGAACTTTTGTATCTGTTTCAAGACCAGCTCCCTCTCCCATGACATTTCTTATCGGATCATCCACATCAACCATAATAGAACCATCATTTAGATCTTGTGTTACCATGACACTCGTCTCGTCATCTATTTTTTTCATGTGAACAATTTCTCGTTCTTTAGTTGCAAATTTTTTAGTGACATCATCACCTTCAAGAATAACTTTGTTAACCAAAGCATCAAACCATTCTGGTTTACCAGGTACATCTCCTGTTTTAATTATTGGAACTTTATTTACAGTCTTTCCTGCTTTTGCTAATTTAAAAAATTTACCAACAATAGGTATTGCTGCAAGGCCACCCATTATTTTTAAAAAATTTCTTCGACCCATATCTGGTCCATCTTTGTAACCGATACGTCCACCATCTGCTCGCATTTCTTGTCTGTTTAACATTTGAATAAGTTCATCAGCGCTTTCATTACCTTTTAATTTTTTACCTAAAAATAATTCTGCTGCTTTGTAATTTATTTGATTACGTGGTCCTTTAATTGTTTTGATTAATTCTGCTGCTCTTAGTCCTGCAGGCATATCTGCAAAGTCTTTGTACATGCCATAACCACCACGACCACTCGTGTCTCTAGTTCTAATAAATTTTTCAAGATCTTTCTTTTGTAAATTTTCTAAAAACTCTAAACTAATCGGACCTTCTCTAAATCTTTTTTCATCAAACACTTTAGGCTTTCTTGGTTTAATCATGTTTTGAAAAAATTCCATAATTCCTTTACCTGAACCTCCTTTAAACCCTGCACGTCCACCTTGTGCAAATTTATCTGAGTCGTCTAATCCGTCAAGTGCTTCACCGTAAAGATCCATCTGTTGTTTTTGATCTAAATCATAAAAGTCTTTATTAAATTTTTTTTCTGCTAAATCCTCTGCAACCATTTGTGCATTATATTTTCTATCTCCTTTTACAAATGTTGGTGACATATTATCGATTGCTTCTGAAATTAATTTTCTATTTTTTATTCTTTGAACAGCTTCTTTGTTATTTTTTTCCATACCAGCTAATACTTCTGCTTCTCGTTCTTTAAGACTTTTAGGTCCTTTTTCAGTTGTCTTAACTAAATCAGAAAACGGATTATCAGTTTTCATTAATTCATCTTTTACCATATTAGTCATAGTTTCTTCTCGAGATGCAAATGGTGCTGCAATATCATCAGGACCACCCCTGCTTCCTAGTGGTGGTAGATCAGCTTCAACTGCTTTACCACCCATAATTCTAGATCCTTTTGGTATCTCTTTACCTTCCATGTCAAATACTTTTGCTTCTGGTGTGGATCTAATTCCTTGTTGAACAGCTGGTTTAGATTCTATTGTAATAACAGCATTTTCTACTTGATCAGAAGTTCTTAATGCATTTGGATCGATACCATTTTCCATTAATCGTTGTGCTGTAATCTGTGTGTTAATTTCTATTAATTCTTTTTTAGGTAAAGTCTGAACAACTCCAGTCTGTCCTTTCGACTTTAACATTGTTTTTATGACCCATTGTCTAATAGCTGTAAGCATTATTTTATATCCTTATATTCTTTTGGCATTGTTGTGTCTTTTGCAAAATCTCTTAAAGCTTCTCTTTTAACTCTTGCATCTATTTCAATAAAACTTTTACCTGGTTTGCCTTTACGCGTTCTTGCAGCGCTTTCAACGATGTCTGATTTTCTATATCCTCCAACGCTTGAACCTCTATTTGCTATTTTTTTCTTTAATTCTCTATTTAAAATATTTATAGTGTTTGGACCTGGAAAAGTTGGTTTAGTAACAAACGCTTTTTTCATTTTAGACTTCATGACTGCGCCCATACCTTTTGTAATTATACCCATATCAATAATAATTCCTTTTACGTTGATCGACTTTTTCGTCGATATAATCTTCAGGGTGTCCGATCAGACCGCCCTGTCTGAATCGCATGATTGCTTGTGTGGTTGAGTCCACAAGATCGTCATGATCACCATAAGGAAACGCAGCGCATTCTTCAATGACGTCATCTGCAAATTTCTGCTCAGGTGCCCATATCATACCAGATTCGAACAAAGGTGCAACCGCATTTACACGTGCATGCTTATCATTTCCTTTTGACGGATTAAAGTTGACAACGGGTATATCCATCTGTCTAAGTTCGTATGTAAGAGGTAAACCAGATGCTTTGGCTTCAATGATCACTGTTTCAGGCATCCAATACTTATATTGATCCAATGCTAAACGCCTTAGTTCTGGAAACTCATACCTACCTTTTATTGCATCAAGAAGTATTAAATTAGCACCTGAGTCTTCGTCAGGATAAAATACTCCCCATGTGGTAATAGCAGAATAGTCCGCTGTCTCCTTTTTTAAAAATGCTGTATCATAAGATTGTATAACATGATCTAATTGTGGAATATGTTCTAATTTATAAGTTCGCCACCATTCACGTTTAAGTATTGCTCCTTCTTCTGCTGTTGGATTCTGCATCCACTGTGCATTCCATTTGCCCGTGGGCAGTGTTGCTTGAACCTTCTCTAACTCGTCTAACTTCCAATACTCTGGCCAAACTGGCTTTGCTTTCTTTGATCCGTGGTCCATGATTGCTGGAAACTCGACCACGTGCCACTGATCAGCTTTCGCTTCTTTTTGATTCTGTATAAGTTTTCCTGTCAAATCTTTGTTTGACCATCTAGTCATAACTAAAATAATTTTACCACCTGGTTGTAAACGCTGACGAGGACCTGACGTGTACCACTCGTAAGCTGATTCAAGAGCCGTTGGGCTTAGTGCATCTTGCTCGGAATGTGGGTCGTCAATGATTAAAAGATCGGCACCCCGTCCGGTGATGGCACCGCCGACACCTGCTGCGAAGTATTCACCACCTTGTGCCGTTTCCCACCTACCAGCGGCTTTACTATCTTCTTGTAGAGTTGTTTTAAAAATTTTAGAATAATCTTCCGAGTCGATTAGGTTCTTTGCTTTACGTCCGAATCTTACTGCGAGTTCACCTGTGTGCGTTGCTTGAATGATCTTGAGTTTTGGCTCACGGCCCACCATCCATGCTGGTAGCAAGAAAGATGCGAACTCTGACTTCGTGTGCCTTGGCGGCATGTTTACAATTAGTCTAGTAATTTCTCCTGTTGCAAGTTTATTAAATTTATCTGCTATGTGTCTATGGTGGGAGCCTTCAATAAAATCGGGCCACATACATTTGACAAAGGAAAGAAAATCATCTTTAGCTTTGTTCTGTATTTTTTTTTCAGCGTGCATGACTTGCAGCTGTTTAAATCTTCTACGTACGTCTGCAGGTAGTTTACTTATATCTATATTATTCAATTCCATAAAAATTTTTTAAAAAATTTTTTGCACTATGTTTAAAGTGTTCAACATGTTTTTACCAGCTAAAGCTGTGTAAATCAAGCTTTACAACCTAGAGTAGTGGGACCCCTTTTACACAAAAGGGGGGATAGGGTCGAAGCGATTAGCGATGTTTGGGATTGGTTCGGGACCCCTCGGCGCGTTAGCGCCGAGGGTATTACGTTTATTATTAATCTAGTAAGACCATATAAGCCTTGGCATTGTGTTCTCTAAACCAATTAAGATGCTCTCGCATTATATCCCAATGTTTAGACGCGCCGTGACCCTTGGTCTTGTCATCTAGTGTTGCCATTACTTCAGCAAGAAAAATACAATCATGTCTTCTTGCTTCTTCTTTAGTTAGCATAATAGACTCACCTGTGAATCTATTCTTTCGCTCTTCTGTTTTATTGTTTGTATTTGTATTTGTCATATAGGATTATCCTAGTCTAGTTCGGTCCTGTTGTCAACCCTTTCAATTTGACTAGTTGTATAAGTTCCACCATTCCACGAGTCGTGAGTCGTGGTTGTTTTCTCATAACCCCCACTCTCTCGCCTGTGTCTAATAAACTCAATCGGTCTACCTTGTTCAATGTTTTCCATATTAACATTTAACCATTCACTCTCACAACCTTGACTGCAAAAGTATTTGGCTCTTGTGTGGTATTCGTTAGAGTTATCTCTAGTCCATAATGCGTATCTTCCACGAACAACACCTCTAGATTTTAGAAACCTGTCCTGTGTAGTTCTAGTATGGCAAGTTGGTCCTTGGCAAAAATGTTTGTTAGGCATTATCTGGTAACCCCCCAAACATTGACATCACACCTGCAAAAGAAATTAATATTCCTATTACATAATGTTCGCCATGCATAAAAGTTATTACACCTAACATTGCCAATACAAAGCCTGTTAGTACCATTAGTAGTCTTGCTATTAATTCGCCATTCATTAGTGCCTCACTTTCCAAGATGTCGTGGCAGTTCTATATCCATGACTATCTAAATCGTAATAAACATAATATGGTACACCTTGTTTAGATGTTCCATACCTAGATTTTTCGTCATGCTTACCTTGTCTTGTTATGTGCTTCTTATGTTTAGAAGCCCAATAAGTTATGTAAAATGTTTTAGTCATATATCCTTTCTAATTAATAACCTATCCTACAATAAGTAGGATAGGTTTGTCAAGTCTAATTTAGACTTTCTTCATATTGTTTTCTAGCCAATATTTTAGCCTCTCTTGACTGATGTTTATTTTTCATGCCTTTAATCATACTAGCCAAATTACTTGGATTGTAGATTGTTAGACCTGTTGAGTTAGTTCTAATTAGTTCTGCCTCATCAACTTGTATTCCAAGTTCTGTTGCAAGTTCAATACCCTCACTCAAATAACGATATGCTTTCAATCCAATTTTTAATTGATCGCATTGTTTTTGAATTGTATCAATCCAAGTTTGATGTTTGGAAACTAGATTGCCTTTTGCAATTCTAAAGTTTTCAAACTCGGTGTACTCATCTTTAGTACAAGCGATTGCTCTTGAACGACAATAAGAAGTTCCAAT